TGATGCGGCGGGGCATGACAATCTCATCCTCGCGCCGGAAATGGAACGAGGGCTGCGTCGGGTCGGCGGGAGAGGGCAGCAGAGTGTCACCCTGAGGGATGGTGAAGTCGATGTCCTCGGAACCGATGGCCTTGCGCTTGAACTTTATTTTGCCGTCCGACTCAATCATGTCGATGCGGTAGAGCAGATTGACAACGTCCATGACGCGGCGGAACGTGGTGCCGGAGGCGATGATAGCTCCGTCAATCATATCGTCGATGTCAGCCGAAATCTCTATGTCGGCCTCGTCGTACCCGGCGAGTACGCACATGCCCATGATGAAGTCCGAAAGCGGGATGCGAACGTCGTCGAGGCGGTCGAAGAAGTACCGGCTGATTGCATTGTCCATAGACTCTGTCTGATCGTCACCTGCCGCGCCGCCGCCGCCCGTTCCGATACCGATGATGGACTTGGTCGCAGAGTCAACGAGGCTTCCGCCCTGCACGAAGTAATCAGCAAGACCGACGTTGTACGTTGTAAAAGTTCCGAAAGTCAGGTCGAGTTCTTCAACGTCATCGCCGCGCCAAGCGAGATACCCGCCGTCTGAACTGTTGAGCCAGAAGTTATCGAGGTGCGCTGAAGGCAGGTCTACCCCAGTAGCGGTCCATACGACAGTGCTTGTATCTAAGTCGTACTTGATGACGTTCGTATTATCGAGGAAGATTATGAGCGCGTTCTCGGCCTCGTAGTAGTAGCAGTTGTTTATGTTGTCAGCAGCCGTGTAGAGCAGCGTTTCCGTGACTCCGTACTCAGTGCCGACCATATGACCGGGATTGTCCGCGCCGGATGCCACGCGGATTCTGGTAACCTCGTCGCCTACTGTTGCATAGAAGTCAGAGTAGCCGGGGTACACACCACCCGGCAGGACTTGGTCATACTCAGTGTTCGACTTCCATGTCAGGTCGAGGATGTTGGTCAAGCCGTTGAGCTTTATCATTATCGTGTCGCCGTAGGCTGTGCGCCCTAGGAAGTACGTGTCGCTCGTCGTCAAACCGTAGACAACCTGCGGCACGACCTGCACCAGATGCGGGATGACGCAGTTCCAGTGCTGGTCTGCTAGGTCCTTGCTGAGACGCTGCTCGTCTGTCATAAGTGCGTACTCGGCACCGGGGCCTTCGTCAGTGCAGCCCACCCAGTTAACGCAGATACCGGTCACAGGGTCAATGAGAACGAATGGAGCAGAGCCCAAAGAGGCCCAGTCAGACTGCCCTGCAACTAGACGCAGCCACGGAACAAACGTCCAGCTTTGCGAGGTCGAGGTGCGTATACCTTTCTGGTACACACGGGTCTGGTTGCTGGCCACTCCGGTGTTACCAGCCCAGCCCACACCGGTCTGATTGGTGGCAACGGCTGAGAGTTGTGTTGCGCTGGCCATGTCGAACAGCCGCAAAGGGTAGCCATTGGCCGCATCATTGGTCTGCGCGATGGCATAGTTCAGGGACTTGTCATAGAGCAAGCTGTCCATCTCGTATGAGCCGGTGACAGGCAGATACAGCGAGGAAGGAATGTTGGTGATGGAGTATGAAGCCGCAGTGTCGTCACCAATCTCAACGCTGATAGCGGGCGGGCGGTCTCCCCAGCCTTTCAGTGGCAGGTCTTCGATGAGCATATACATGAGTCCGCGATGGCCGGGGACTACGCCCACGCCCTCATACTCTTCAATGATTGGGTCAGGCAACTGGGTCTCGCTGCCGTCGTAGAAGCGGAAGTTCAGCCCGGCAATCTTCTGGACGCCGGTGCTGCGCCGGTCATAGATGAGGGTGCCGTCGGCCCACATGCGCATAACCTTGCGGTTGCCCACGTTGGGGAGGCCGGGATAGCCAAAGGCCACCGCCCACGTCCCGTAGTATTCGTATGTGGTCGTGCTGGAGGATACCTGCGCCGCGCCGCCCTTACCGCTGCCGCCGCTCTTCTTGACGTTCTCACGCAACGGCACAGCCCAGATGATGTTCGAGTAGAGCTTGCGGACGCCGAACGTAATAGGGATAGGGAGCCCGTACAGCGAGAAAGGAATGTTGAGGTCCTTGAGGCGGGGCCCCACGGTCTTGCTGTCTCCGTCCACCTGTGTGCTGCTGTAACCGGCAATGTAGCGGTCGTCCGGCGGCTCGATGACGTAGAATGAGGATATGTCGTTGCCATTGGGCGCGGGAGAGTTAAGGCCCATGGTGTCAACACCAAGGCCCGGCAAGTCCAATCCCAATCCCGGCAAGTCCAATCCGCTCATCTTCCAAACACCTTAAATTTGTAGCCGCGAAGCAGCCGTGATTTCAAATCTCCGACAAGGGGCTCCTCGACCACCTTGCGTCTGGACAACTTAGCATGAATTACATTGCCATTGCTAGACATAAGTCCAATGTGCTGCGGAAACACAGGGTCCTTGAAAATAAGCATGTCCCCGGGCTTGAGTTCTGCCAAATTAGACAAGCGAATGCAGTGCTCCTCGAATGGCGCGAACAGGGCCGCCCCAATGGATAGGCGCTGGTAGTTGATGTCATCTGAGAACGCATGCAGGCCAAGCTCCCGGCCTATTACAATGGGCAGGCCAGCGCAGTCTATGCCGAGCTTCGTCCGGCCCTGATGACGCCAAGGGGTTCCGAGGTAGGTCTTGGCTAGCGCAACAATCCGGGCCCGGAGTTCGTCTTCATTAAATGTGCTTGAGGTCATTGATGTAATCGCTGCCCGGCACGAAAGGCTCGCCTCTGAAGTTTACGATATTGTCGAACTTGGTCAGGCAGGTGATTGGCCGCTTGTCGCAACCAGCGATAACGGTGAAGGTGTCGCCCACCTCGATGTCATTGGGGAACGGCAGTGACGTGAATATGTCTTGGCTGTCGGGGCCGAAGTCAATGGCATGCGCGTGGAACTGCGCCTGTATCTCCATTGAGATTCCGTTGTTGGCCCCGGAGGTGAAGGTGATTATGCCGCCGTCGTAAATCCGGTCAGTCGCCACCAAGTTGACCCAGAAGATAGAGTTTCTGAAGTTGGCCGGAACGTCAACGAAGTTAACATACCCAGTAGCGTTGAATAGCCCCGTGTCTATTGTGCAGCGCTCATCGCCCAGATTGGCCCGGCACTCCGGCGAGTAGAGTTCTCCAATCTTCATGTCGCCGATGGCCAGCAGGCCGTTCATTTCGAACACACCGGTGCCCTTGTCGGTGCCGTCTATAGCGCTCATCTTGCCGGTCAGCAGGATAATCTTTCCCCACTCAGGGTGCTCGTAATCAACGACTGCAAACTCAACGTCCGCGTCGTCGTACAAGCCCTTCACCACATCGAGTTCCGTGAATCCACCAGCCGCGAAGAAGATTTTGCAATTGGTTGACTGGATGCCGCCGTTCGAAGACGACGTGATGGCAGCGACGGCGAAAGAGTCAGACGACGTGTAGAGGTCGCCGCCCACCGTAATGTCAGAGTCAAGGTCAGTATAGCGGAACACCGTAGCGTCGGCTCTCGTGATAGTAACGAGATGACAGAGGTTGGTTGTGCCCGCCGTCAGCTTTGTTTGCAGGGAGCCGTTGAGTGTACGAGACATTATGAACCTTCACGAACTTCAGCGATGGGAAAGAGTGGAACAGAACCAACGTCCTCAAGCTCCATCACGGTCTCAAGATTGTCGGTGGCAAAGTGGACCGGGATGTCGAAAGCCCCGTTGATGGTTACAATCTCTCCGAGGGCCGGGGGGACGGTGAAGTGTACGATGCCGCCGGTCTGCAAGGACCAAGTGGACAGTCCGACCTGTACGCCGTCTATGGACACCTGAAGCGTCGGCAGACCAGTGCCGCTCTCGATTGGGCGCGTGATTGGGCGGACGAAGGGGGCTATAGTGTCCCCGTAGGTGCGCACAATCTGGAAGTCATCAATGGCCCCATCGCCGGTGCCAAGAACCTCATCAACCAACAGGAAGTCCTGCCAGTCGCGGAACAGGAAGCCGCGAGCCCGGCCACGACGAGCCCAGAAGAAGTTCATCACGTCCTGCAAGTCTTCGCGGGTCTGCACACCGTAGCCGACAGCGCCGCGATAGAGCGGGTACTGCCAGTTCTGATTCGTGGATGTGACACCGCCGTCTGTCATGAGCACAGAGGTGTTGAACTGCGGGCCGCCTTTGACGCCGCGCTCAATGTCCATCGGAAGTCTTACTGCATCAATAATCATTAGCCACCGGCCCTCCGTGCTGCGCGTTTGACCATCCCGTAGATGTTGCCCTCAAGCTGAGCGCGGTTGTTACGGAACGACTGGAAGTCTTGAACACCGTTTAGCACAACATTGAAAGTATCACCAGACTTTTTCTTCTTACCGCCGGAGCCGCTATCGTCCTCAGCCACAGAGGAAGACTGAGCCGGAGCGGGCTGGGTGTTTTGCTTCATCAGGCCGTAGGGGTCGTGCTCTCCCATATCCTTGCCGCCGAGGCCGAGGATTGGCAGGAGCGTCTGGAAGTCAAGCCCAGAAGGCGTCCCAAGCTGGTCGTCGTAAGTCTTCTTGAACTCCTTGAAGGCCGCCGTGTTATCGCGGATGTCCTTAAGCTGCTGAATGAATTTCTCCTGATTGGCCAACGCCTGAGTGAGCAGGTCCTTATTGCCCCCCATAGCAACAGCGTTCATCGCCTGAGCAACTTGAAGGTCGCCCGGCTTGTTCGCGTCATAGCCGGTCGTAGACACGCCAGCGCCGCGAACAGAGTTGGAATAGCGGGTAGCGAACTGGGCGGAGGCTATGTAGTCCTCGTCACCGAAGATGGGCGTGGTGCCGTCCTTGCGGGTGTAGCCATTGCCAGCCACAATGCGCCCGCCGTACTTGGTAACTTCACCACCATTGGCCGCACGGGCCTCCATGGACATGTCGCCTTCGTAACCCTTGACTTCTGCATACTTTGAATCCTTGTAGCTGACCATAGTCCACTTCTGAAGAGCGGTCGCAACCATATTGGCACTCTCTGCCGTGGAGTTGGCCGCCTGCACCATGGCCCGCACAACCTTATTGGAACTGGGGGCAGTATTATCATTGGCCGCAGCGCCGCTCGCTACGTGAGCAATCGCCTTGTCGTTTGGAACGATGGTGCCGGACGCATTAGGTACGAAAATCTCTGGACCCTTTTCGCCGACAAGGTATGACCCACCCTTGAACACGGGGCCGCCCGCAGCGCGCTTGCCGCTAAGTTCATCGGATGCCGTACCAATTGACCCGTTGACGGAGTTAAGCCGCTTATATGCCTCAGCCAAAGCGTTTATCTTTCCAGTGAGACGAGAAGCAGCAGAGCCAGCATCGTCGAAACCCTGCGCAGCAGCAGCGCCGCTCTCCTCGCCTTTGAATAGTTCAGGGTTGAGCTTTTGCATTGTCTCGGCAGCCTTGCCAGACACCGATTCCAATGTGACAGTGGCATCGCTTGTCTTGGTCAGGCTGTCGCCGGTGCGCTCAGCCGCCGGTGCAATTGTCTCAAGCACGATACCGAACCTATCAACGATACTGACATTCTCCAGAGCCCTACCCGTGGCGTCCATACCATCGTTGAATACGGCGACTCCCTCGGCAGCTTTGACAGAGGAGGTGCCTACGCCAGCGGCAGACTCAGCCAGCTTCTTCTGCTGGAGTTCAGCATTGGCAACCGTGAGGCCGCTTGTGACCAAGGTTGTCGCGTAGCCCAGCCAAGCATCAGATGACGCTCGAACCTTTGTGATGGTCTCTTCAGATACGGCACCAAAAGCATACAGGACTTCGGTGACGCCGCGCATGGCCAGCACCACCGCGCTAAGACCGGCGACCAGAACGCCGACCAGAATGTAGCCGAGAAGTTCGAGCATCGGCGCAGCAGCTTGCAGGGCGAGGCCCAGCGGCGTCCAAGCCAGCACTACAGCGCCGAACGATTCAACCAGCAAGCCCCAGCCGTAGATAACGGAGCCGATGGCTTCGCCGATAGCCATGAGGAACGGGCCGACAGTGGACATGGCCAACTTGAGGGCTTCCCATGCGGGAGAGAGTATGGTGCCAACAGCCGTAGCCAGACTGACAACGGTGGCCCACAGGCCGTCGAAGAACTCGGTAACCGCAGGAACTGTCTGGTACAGGGTCACCAAGGTTGCAACGAAGGCTGCGATAGCGACTGCTGCCGCGACATAGGGGTTAGCCAATATAGCGATGTTCAACAGACCCTGCGCGCCCACAAGCTGATACGTCAGCGCGATTGTGCGGAGCATGGGCCCGTGCGTCAACAGCAAGCCCGCCGCCCACGTAGCGAAGAACGAGTACACCTTCATAGCCATGAGAATCAGCAACACAGTGATAACTGCCTTCATGTTATTGCCAACTATAATCAAGCCATTAGCCAACGCGCTGAATACGCCGGTGCCTTCCTGAACCTCCATGAGAAGTGCGATGAACCCGTTGCTGATGGCCGTGATGCCATTCATCATTGTCGGAGTCGTAGCGGCGAACTGTGCTTCAAACTCTTCCGTAGCTTTCAAGACGCCTCGCAAAACTTTCTCCGTCTCAAGGATACCGGGATTGGCTTTAGCGAAGGCCAGCAACTGACCCTTGGCTACGCCGAACTCCTTACCGATAGCATTGGCCAAGGCAGGCAACTGCTCGGACACAGACCGCAACTCGTCGCCGCGCAGCGCGCCGGATGCGAGGGCCTGAGAGAACTGAATGAGGGAGTTCTTCGCTTCTTGAGTGGTGGCACCGCCGATGGAAATGGACTTGTTCAGGTTCTCCATAATCTGTTCCAAGTCTTCGGTCTTCATGTTCAGTTGACTGGTAGCCTGCAACAGTCGAGAATACACGACGGCGCTGGCCATAACTCCGGTGCGGGTCTCCTTGGACACTTCGAAAATGAACTTCTGGGCGCGAGCAAAATCCTCAGCGCTTTTGGTAGCAACCCTAAGCCGGTTATTGATGAGTACAGCGGTATCGGCGAACTCCATCATGTTTTGTGCGATGCGGACAGAGGCGAAGGCCACCAGTGCCTTGCGGAAGAAACCCATGATGTTCGCCGTCTTCTGAGCCGCCGCACCCATGCGGTTCATCTGAGCGGTCGCAGCCTCGGCCCCCGTCTGCTGGATTTTGATTACAAAGGTTTCAGTGGTCACGGGGGCTCCTCTAGGCTTTACGGCTCAGTATCCTTATAGAACTAGCACGTAGGCGCATCGCCTGCAATCCCTTGGAGACCATACCGTGAGGCCGGTGCTTGGAGTCCCCATATTCAAGGACGCCGATATATGGCGCGTTATTGGCGATATAGAGGGGCATGGGAGACTTAAACATACTGATGCGGCCTGCGGCCTCAGCCTTCATCTGTGACCGCGCAGCGCCCGCCCCAGAGCCTTTGACAGAGGCCACCCGCTCACCTACTACGCCGCCGAAAGGTGAGCCGTGCGTGACCTTCCAGTTAGCCACTGCCTTGGACGTATCTACCGGGGTACTATCTATGATTACGCTAGCGCCAGCCGTGGCTACGGCCTTGACGGCCTCATCCACGTTGCTCTTAATGCTGTCTGTGTGCGAACGGATGACCGCTGGCATGTTCGCTATTGGATGGACGCCCACTACTTACCTTTCCGGCCAACTGCTCCCTTCTTCGGCGCAGCAGCCTTGCCTATCTTGTTCTTCTTGCTCAGGTGCTCAAGATACACCGCATCCATATCCCGTATCAACCCCGTGAACCATTCGAGCCTGTCGTGGTATTGCAGGGCTTTGGCATACATGTGAATGGCCGTCCACGGGATGGGCCCGCCCTCGGCGCGACAGGTGGAGAGTTCGAAGAAAGCGGAGAAGATAGGCTCCAGCCAAGGCAGAAGTTCGGGAGCGTCAGCAATTGCTTTCGGCAACGGCTGACGGTTTCGGTATGCTTGCAGGGCTATTTCGAGGTCCTTGCCCCCGTGCTGTAATCCGTACTCAAGAACCTCAATTAGTTTCCCGAGTCGGCCTCACGGTCATCGGCTTGGAACGTGCTGAGGCTCTGGGCCTCGCCGAGCAGGTTGTCGTACAGGTCAGGCATCTGCTTGAACAAAGCCTTGGCTTCGTCCTTAGAGAAACTGACGGGCTCATCCTTCTCGTTCAGAACATTCTTCCAGCCCTTCAGGCAGGTGTCGATGAAGGAGTTCATAGTCACGTCGCGGATGATGTTCAGAGCTTCCGTGTTGGGGCTCTTAGCATTGGCCTGAATGACCTGACGATGGGGCTTCAAGCCAGCCATCTGGGACTTGTCAAAAGCCTTGTTCGCACCACCGGCGCGGGCCACGAGGAACGCAGGCGCGCCATCAAACTCACCGGCAGGGTACACCCACTTGCCGTTTACTTCCACATCCTTGTCCGAGTTGAACAGGGCTTTCAGGGGGTTCTTGGTCATCGGTTCGGGTCTCCTTTTTAATTGGTTGAGGCCGGAGATTTTACCCCCGGCCTTCTTGATATACCACGATAGGTGGCAGTCTGCAATAGCCTATTAGGCGGAAGCAGCGGTAGGCAGATAGTCGAAGAAGCCAATCATGAACGTATGGTCAAA